ATGTCTCAAATAAACAGCGTTGAGTTAGAAAAATCCCGCGTCAAGACTGCTCATGCCATTAAAAGCGAATCAGACGTCATTCAGGAAATAAAGATAGAACTTTCCCTCAAAGGACGACTGGTCAATAACAAAGCAATCATGGCAAAACTGCTCGAACGATTAGAAATAGAAACAGACGTGGTCAAATCAGATATTTATCGAAACGCCCTCGAAACAGTAGTATTTCGTACCCCGGACGACCTGATTTAAAAAATCTTCATCACAGGGCGCGATACCTTATGTGCCTTGTGATGGTCAGATTATGCGTATGTCGCTGCATCCTTTGCCTATAGGCTCTCAAACTGGGTTAATGACTCGCCCTATCGACGTCTTGTACCCCATTGGCATATTGAGCTCTGCAATCTCATTCAGACTAAACATCCCTATTTCTTTATGCTCATGGCTGACTTTTATCGTTTGGCTTGAGGCCGGTTCAACCTTCATGAGATAGGTCACAATCAATATTTCTTTAGCACAAATCCGGTAAAGCCAGGCGTCGATAATGCCCTGCACCGACGACGCTATCTGCGTCTCCTCATACATTTCACGGATAAGACATTCTTCAGGCGTTTCCCCTTTCTCGAGCTTTCCCCCCGGCAACTCCCACTCTTCCCGCTCGTTTTTTAATAGCAGAATCTTGTCGCTAATCTGCACAATCCCCTTAATCGAGACGGGAAATAGTGATTCCTGGTACGGCTGCATAAGCTTCTCCGTAAGAAAGAGAGGATGTTTTTATAAAAGATAGATAAAAAATAAGACCATCAGATGACAGATTTATTCGTCAAACTGAACGCGACACTCAGAGCTCTCAGATATTTAAGGCACGAATGTTAAGGTAATAAGAATAGAGACATTGCGCCTTGCTCCTATAACCAACGCCTGCACTGAGAGACCTTGAGATGGCTGTTGTAGAAGACTTTGTGCTTACGGACCCCGCATCCCTGACAGCGGGCAATCACGTAGGTAGAAGGATAAGCTCTGCCTGATGGGCTCATCGCGCCTAAATGCTGAAGTTTTAGAATTTCCCAACGATGACCGTGCGGGATAAAGAGTAGCTGACGAGGTTTGCGGAGAGAACGGAAATGGTAACGATGGAAGATTTTTAAATATTTTAGATATCCTCGTCGGCAAACCGTACTTAGAGTGATTTCAAATACCATAACAACGGACAAATAGAACAACGTAAACATTGTTTTTACCCAGATATTTTCAACAGCATTAAAATTTGTCGCTATTTTTCTTAGGGCTGATGGGAGCGGGATTAAAAGAATTTGGCCCCAGACTCACGACGCATAAACAGCGGGGAGTAATTTAGTTAATTTCATTATCTGGGATGTTGATGTAGCGCAAGGATGGGGTGATAGGACAGGCTTTAAGGCTATTATAGAGAGCAATATTTCACGCTAAGTAAGATGTCGTTAATGACTAAGATGAGATGTGAAACTTGTTGACCCGCTCCCCGTATGTGATCCAGCCATATTCAGGAATAACCGGCTTCATTCTGGCTGCATATTCTGGAAACCGGCAAATTCGGAGGGCATCCTCCAGAGACATAAACCCACTATCGTTCAGGCATTTCTGCCTTAACCTGCCGTTGAAGGACTCCACCGTCGCATTGTCCGTCGGCGTTCCTGGGCGTGAGAAGTCGATCCTTACCCCTCTTTCATACGTCCACCTGTCCAGCATTTTTCCTGTAAATTCAGAGCAGAATTCGCATTTCAGTGATCCCACGGATACGCAGGCGCAGTGCGCTGCCATCGGCAGTTCTTTTTTGCCAGCACGTCCTGCAGCATCGCCTTGTCGAGGCTGAGGTCAGCAACCAGCCTCTTCAGCCGCAGATTTTCCTCTTCCAGCTGCCGCATATGTTTGAGTTCAGAAGGAGAAATTCCGCCGTATTTCTTGCGCCAGGTGTAAAACGTGGCATCGGAGATACCCAGCTCGGCATGCTTGAGAGCAAAGACAATCTGCTCTTCGGTGAATCGTGACTTTTTCATCTGCCCCCCTCCGTTCAGGGGAGTCAATATCATGCCGGAATTCTGTTTCTGAATGGAGCAGGATTTTGGGTCAAGGTCAAGCGTTTATAGCAACGATCAACGGAAAAAAATCCTAGTGATCTGCCTGCGTATATGTCGAGATTTAAACCAGATGAGACATACGTCAAAGCGGCTCTTTCGATGGTTAGAAATGAGAATTTCTGATAGCTTTAAATAGAATGTTAAAAGATTTAGATAGCGTGCAGATTATATCAAAACGGTTTTATTTTCGGAGGTAACCATAGAGTCGATTAGCGCTCTGTCTTCAGAGAGATTTTTAAGCATGATGACCGCTTACTTTGTCACACCGGTCGAACTATTCACGGCTGCCCGCAAGAAATCTTTCAGTATTTACAGTGAAAATAGCCGACTGTTTATCCTGAACTCCAAAGGCAATCAACGCCCATTGCGTCAAACCGAGTTAGAAGAGTTTCATAATCTGTTTAAAAAGACGGGAGGCATTATGCCAATAACCTATCGCGACGTTACTTTCAACTCGTCTTATATCTTAGCGGCAATTGAGCACATCAATTTTAAGGAAGCTATACATGCCAAATAATCCACCCGAAGGCTTACCAAGATACAGGCTTTTGACTGGCCCGGATGACGCATCTTTCTGTCATCGTGTTTCTGCCGCACTTGAGCTTGGGTATGAGCTTTACGGAAATCCGGCAATTACCTACGACTCTGACAAAAAGACCGTGATCGCTGCCCAAGCAATAATTTGGAAAAGTGAAAAGAGTTAGATCACCCTTTTTCTAACAGGCCGGGCGGGTTATGGAATAGACAATCATCAGAAATCTAATCACGAGTTATTCGACATGAAAAACATCCCTTTTTCGCATTATGGGCCAGAATAAATTTAACTTCTGGCCTCTGAAATAACGCTAAAATTTTTGCCTTAACTTCTTCAGGTTGCGTAACTGTACCCTCGACTATCAGTGTTTTATTGATTTCGACAGGGCCGTCAAGCGTGACTTTGCCTGTGATTTTTTTCCTCACGATTTGAACCGATATATCCCTGACACAGCGGCAGCCAACCGGTGGTTAACTCGCCGATGGTGAATGCCCACGACTTAAGAGCGGTCTCGAAATTTACCCAATCTTTATGGTCCTTAGGTGTCATCAGCAAAGGGTGGCGTTACGCCTCAGGATTGGACGTTTATTCTTTGCCAAACGGCACCGCAGAGTGAGCAAGCAGGGGAAGCTGAGCAACTTTGGTCACGCATTCCAAAGTCTCTGCCAGATGAAGAGGATTGGGAATGCGTTGAGCTTAGGTATAAAAAACCGCCACTTTATGATGTCCGGCGGCATTATTGTCGTGCTGCAACGCATTCTCGGCCACTCGGATATCCGCGTAACGATGCGCTATGCCCACTTTGCCCCTGACCATTTAGAAGATGCCTTAACCAATAATCCGTTATCGATTTTGGGTGCAAAAATGCCTGCCAAAAGTGGCGGTAAAATGGCTACAGAGGTTCTTTCTGGGAGCAATTCAGGGTAACTAGATGAGGTTAAGTAGTTGATTTTACTGTAAGTTTTTGGTTTGAATAGTGGGCAAAAAAAAGACCGAATACGTTTTCAGTCTTTTAAAATCAATGACTTAGACCCAACTTTGACGACAAAATGACTACATCTCAAGTTACCTATAAAACATGCTTTTTTGGTCATTTGCAGTCAATAGGTCACAACAGCTTATTAGTAATATCCGTCTACAAAAAGCTAGCCTACTTTATCAATCTATTATTCTGCTCATAAAGCCAAGCTGATATTAATAGTGCCAATGGAAGATTTAAAACCTTAGCAGTTCAGAGTTAGTCGCATAGCGTAAGCCCGCGTTCCAATAACTCACCAATCCCAATTTTCGTACCCGGCCAATCAGGGTTATCTAGCCATACCGATTTTAGGTCTTCACCTTTCACCCGTCCCGATCTGACGAAAGCAGATGCGGTACCATTTACCGGATAAGCTTTGTCATTCTTAGGATTCATAACGAAGACAGCACCGCCAGGTATGCAAGTTAGCACTGCACTATCGAATTTGAGAGGCCAGGAAGCACCAAAGTCCTTTTTAAATACCGCCTCAGAGTTATCTTTGGCAGCGCATAAGGGACTAATAAACAATAATGTTATTGCAATAATTTGTTTTTTCATAACTTCCATTTATAAGTGTTTTTCAAATGTAAAAAGCACAGTTCCATAAACATCTATATCTGTTAAGGAGCATTCAAATTCAATGCTTGCATTTACAAGTCTAATTTTTCCAGCAGGTAATCTCACAACGTCATAAACATCATATGAACCATCGACAATCACAATCCATCGGCCATTGCCAATTTCTGTTTGTGATAAATCGACTAACCATGAGTATTTAATTCCTTCGATATAAGCTGCACTTACAGACGTTGCATTAAACATCGACGGATCAGCAGACCAACTACCAATCGCTTTGAGTCGGCCCGATTCCAAACGCATTTTAGGAAGAGTAATAGATGCCTGTTCCAGGCTTGCTGCAGTGGTTTTTTTTGCTTCGCCTTTACCTGTAGCAATCCAACGCAGAGATACGCCCGTTTCTAAAGCGCATGCTACGACAACGTCACCAGGAAAATACTCCCTTCTTACCCATGTACTAACTGTACCGGAAGATATGCCAAGAAGTTGGCAAAGTTCTTTTTGCAGTGTGAATCCATAAGCATCCATGATCCGTCGCAAAACAGCTTTGCCGCCGTTGGACATAATTTCATCGTAGAGCGCTTTGCCTGTAGTTTCAGGCTGGGAAATGTTCTGGCTTGCATTTTCAAGTTCACCGGTTACTAACCAGTTAACATCCGTACCAGTATCAAGCGCACATTGCACTAGAACATTGCCCGGTACCTGCCCACGCTGTAACCAGCTCGCAACATTACTCTTCGCTATTCCAAGCCTGTCACTTAGCTCTTTCTGCATTGTAAACCCATAAGCGGAAAGGATTCTCTCAAGCACATCGGAAGCCACAGCATTTTCTAGACGCATTTTATTTACCAGAAATCGCTAAAAGATATTTACAGTTCAAATAAAGCGATCTAAAGTGACTACACACCACATGTAACACCATAGAACACAACTGACTAAAGGAGATACTGCGTTATGCATACTGAAAATGCAAATACTCAGCTCGCATCTGACCTACTTGGCTCTAAAGAATTTATAGAAGGCATTACAGCACTTCTGATGCCTTCACTGAGCCAAGCGCTAGGTAGCGCCGTAGAACGTGCCGTTGTTATGAATGCCTCAGCGACGATGTCTAAAAAAGATTTCGCCGCAGCAAACCGCATCAGTGATTCTCTCTTAGAGAAATGGATTGCTAATGGCGTAGTGCTCCTGGCCCCTACTCCAACAACGACAATAAAGCGCACTATCACCTGCAAGGAAACCGGCAAAGAGCGCACTGATGTAATGGAAAAACACGGCATCGCTCTTATCAATGTCGCCGCCTGGCGCGAGAAAAATCGCCAACAGGCCGTCAAATGTCGATATATCAAACCATAACTTGATTATGCAAGTTTTGAGGAGTTAATCATGTTTGATTATAAAGTTTCCACACATCACTACTTCGACGAAGCCTGCAGAAAATTTGCCTTGAGCCACAATCTGAAAGAGTTAGCGGCCAAAGCTGACATCACTGCACAGGTGCTGCGCAATAAGTTAAACCCTGACCAGGCACACAAGCTCACTATTGAAGACTTGATGTTGTTAACCGATTTGACCGAAGACCCGACGTTGTTAGATGGGATGCTGGCTCAGATTAACTGCCTGCCGTCAGTGCCGGTAAACGAAATGACTGCCGAGCAACTGCCGGTATACGTGATGAAAGCCACTGCAGCGATAGGCAGCGTAGCCGCCGAAGCCGTATCAAGTGAACGCATGACAGCAAGCCGTCATAGCACCTTCACTGCTGGCATTAATTCTGCGATCCGTTGCCTGACATTGGCCGGAATATCGTTACAAGCTCGTATTCATTCTAACCCTGCGTTGTCATCCACCGCCGAAGTGATTAGCGGGCTGGGTGCGTCAATCGGCTTGAGCTAAGGGAAGTCATGGCTATTTCAATTGCACCTTTATTAAAGCAGCAAAGCCCATCGCGCCATTTTGGCCACGGCTGGATTGAATTACCTGGCGGCAAGCGTTGGAATCCAGCACGAAAAGTTAGCGCACCACTACAGCAAAAGAAGTTCTTTCAACGTTTATTCAGTTGAGGCATTTATGTTACTTGCAGATAAAAAACAAAGAGAGATTGGCCTTACACATATTTCTCGCATTAAAGAAATGATAGGCACCCGTAAGAATGTGGCGCAGGAGACATTCGATACCACTCCGCCGCACATGAAAAAAGCCTTGTGCTTTATGGCTGGATTGAAAGAGCGTCATTTAACTATGAAGTTCCAGGAGTTAAATAATACGGAACGCTTGAAAGTGGTTTCTGCACTGAATTCTTTAATTGATTTTACGGGCACGCTGCCAAGATTTATCAGTGAAGACGATTGCAAGATAAACACTAACCACTAATTCCCCTTTTTTAAATAAAAGGCGCTCTAAGCGTCGGGCATTCTTTTGCCTAAAAACAGGAAAAATATAAATGCGAAATATTCAAACACTCCAGATAAAAGTTGGAACAGAAACGGTTCAAGCTCCTACCGCTCACGAAGGATTTTTGCTGGCGCTAAACGACGCTCGTCTGGACGAACGTAAAAACGTCTCTGCTGTCTTCGCTGCAAGGCTTGAGGCTATCGCGGCATTTCTGGTTAAGAACGACATTGACGGACGCGGGGCCGTCGAGACGTTGCGCCAGGAAGCTGACCGTATCCGCAACGAGTCTGAGGAGATCCACTAATGGCGGATTCTATGGATTTAAAACAGGCGCGCCAGGCCGAAGCGTTAGAGCGTCATATCAAGGCGGCAATCAATAAGCCGGTTTCTGTATCTGCGTTTTTCTGTGAAGACTGCGAGGAGGTCATTCCTGCTTTACGCCGTGAGAAGTTGATAGGCGTTTCCCGCTGTGTACCTTGCCAGGAGATATTCGAGAGTAAGGGAAAACACTATCGCGGCGCTGAGTCTCAATGACCCAGGCTGTTGAATGGGCTTACCCGTGGAACGCCCCGCGCCCTGCGATTGCAGGGCCGGAAAGACCGCTTACCCGTGATGAATTCCATCAGGGGCAAGCCGTTTTAGCGAAAGTTAAAACTTTGCCGTATGAATTGGCCGAAAAATTTCTGAGCCGTCACAAGTACCTTTTGAAAGAAAAGGGCAATCACGCGGCAAATAAGTACCTCGTTTTCACGCTGGGTCGGTCAATCCTGCCCCGCATCGAGTCGGTGAATAGCGCGCACTTTATGGACGCTGGCGCCTCCCTGTTATTTCTCTCTGAGGCTGACCAATACAACCGCCTGCCAGGCATGAAAGACAAAGAGTTAAAAAACCTGTGCATGCGCGTGGCCGGACAGTTGATGCAGATCTATGAGGAAAAGTGCGAAGCGCTGATCGCGGCAAATGAGGGCGATAACGCCGTGCTTTTTGATAACCGGACGCAGTCTGAGTTATACGGCCATATTGCAGGCATGGCGCGTGCGTTCAACGTGCAGCCGATGCACTGGGTGCGTTATTGCAAAGGCAAAATGGATGCTCGTTCGGCAATCGCCAGTCTGTCACGCCTGGTCAATGCGGAGTGGTGGGAGCGGAAATTCAAGGCCCAGCGCACGCAGTGGCGCGAAGCGTTGCTAATTGCTATCGGTTCGGTGAGCCGTGATAAGGCCGCGTCGGCTTATGCCAGTATCCACGCAATCCGCGAAGTTAAAGCCCGCCGCCTGTCTAATCTGGAATATCTGAAAAGCTGCGAGCTTGAAAATACTGAAACCGGCGAGCGTTTCAGCCTGATTGAAAAGGTAATGGCCAGTATCTCGAATCCCGAGATCCGCCGCATGGAGCTAATGAACACCATCGCCTTTACTGAGCAATACGCCGCAGATAATGGCGACGTGGGCATGTTCATTACCATCACCACCCCATCAAAATATCACCCGACGCGCACCGTAGGTGCTGAAAAACGCGTTCAGTTTAATCATAACTGGGATAAAGAGGCTTATACGCCAAAAGACGGCCAGCGCTACCTATGCAAGGTCTGGGCAAAAATCCGCACCGCTTTTAAAGACAACGGCCTGAAAGTTTACGGCATGCGCGTTGTTGAGCCACACCATGATGCAACGCCGCACTGGCACATGATGCTGTTCGCCAAGCGCGCTCAGCGCCAGCAGATTATCGACATCATGCGCAAATACGCCATGAAAGAAGACGGCGACGAGCGCGGGGCCGCAAAGAACCGTTTCGACTGCAAGCATATGAACAAAGGCGGCGCTGCTGGTTATATCGCAAAGTACATCGCTAAAAATATCGATGGCTATGCGTTGGAAGGGGATCGCGACTTTGAAACCGGCGAGCTACTTTCCGATGCCGCCGCTGCTGTGACCGCATGGGCAGCAACTTGGCGTATCCCTCAATTTCACTCAATCGGCCTGCCTGCAATGGGCGCTTACCGTGAGTGCCGGCGCATCCGTTCACTCAACCTGACTGAGACTTTCGACGAGGAAGTGGAAGCCGTGCGCGCCGCAGCCGACGCGGGAAATTTTGCCGCCTACATTGAGGCCCAGGGCGGAGCCAATACGCCACGCGAAAGCCAGACCGTGCGTGTTGCCCGCCGCACAGCAGATGAGCTAAACGCCTATGACGAGGAAGTGAAAAAGGTTGTGGGCATCTTTGCCCCGCATTTAGGTGAATCCAACGTATTTGAAACCAGGACAACCCAGTGGCGCATTGTCTCTTCTGCCGTTGACGTTGAGCTTTTGACTTTAAAAAGCGCCTCTGGCGCGCCTCGGAGTCCTGTCAATAACTGTGGGTTGCTCGAAAGCAAAGCGGCAACAAATAACCACGCTGGCGAGGCTGGGAGCCACGCAGAGGCATTCTTTAGAGACCAATATGCGGTGATTGACTGGACTGACACTGCCGCCGTGAGGGCGATTGTGGCGCGTGTAAAGGAAGATTCGCCTCAGGTGAGTCGTCAACAAAGAAGTGTTAACCCGTTTAAGTACCGTGAAGTTGCCCCGTCTGCCCGACTAACCGAGGCAGAACGGGCCAGAATTCCAAAAATCCGGCATGAATTGGCTGCTAAGGGGATTTCGCCGGAGAAATGGCAGCTTGAGGCGTTAACCCGAGGTGCACTTATGACGTTCGGGGATGAGATTATTCAGTATGAAGCTATTGCGGATTGGGGCGATTTTTATCAATAAGTTAAGAGGCCATCTAAATGCTGAATTAGTCTAGAGGTATTAAAATTTTTAAGCATTTTCAAAAGAATGTGTGGAATTATTCAACTTGCACCCGTAACATACTGGTTATGCATACAGTACACTGAGAGGCGGTAATGGAATCCTCCCGAGCACAAGAATTAGCTCTTATTCGTATTCGATTGGTCGCAGACATTGCCAGTACTGCGCAGTGTTCGAAAGACGAGTTTAGCGTGGTTATTAACCTGATATCAGAGTTGGCAGATATGGCGTTAGAAGACGGAGAGAGGGAGTTAAATGATAACAAATAACGATAAAATCTTTAGTCCCCTACCCTGCATGCATATAGCGCATGAATATGCATGATCCGTACAGGATCGCATTACCTCCTACAGACTAGGCAAAGCCTGGTCTTTTCACCATCGTGCAAGTGCATTAAAAACGGCCTACAAAGCGGGCAGGCGCGGCGGGGAAAGTATTGCGCGCTCAGGCATATAAGGGCATTTGGGTGATAAATACTTGCAGCTCCCCCATCTTTGTATATGCTATGGTGCATGTATGCATTTCATTGTTAATTTTGGCAATAAAAACCAAAAACAAAGGTGAAATGATATCTTGTGCTATTTTAAGCACAAGCTTAAGTTTCCTAATTTGAGTGATTTCATTATGTTGATTGAATTTTCGGTTACAAATTACCGGTCTATCAAGGGCACGCAAAGCTTCTCTATGAGTGCGTCTAAGGGAGATGAACTTAAAGGGACGAACACATTCTCTCTAGAGTATCCAAATAAACTTGAGCTTTTGAGCTCTGCAGCCATCTATGGGCCTAATGCAGCGGGAAAATCTAACTTTTTAAGAGCAATGGCAACTATGAGTGACATCGTTGCCTTTTCTGCGTCTAATCATCAGGAAGCCGATAGATTTGATATCGAACCCTTTAAGTTAGATCCAGTTTCGTTGGACGAACCAAGTGAGTTTGAAATCGTATTTATTGCCGATGGCGTTCGGTATCAATATGGTTTTAGTGCCACTAAGACTAAAATTCATGACGAATGGCTTATGGCTTATCCGAAAGGAAGAACACAACGTTGGTTTAGTCGTGTTTGGGATGTCAGTTCAAATAGTTATAAATGGGACCTAGGTAATGCTCTTACCGGCGATAAAAATATTTGGATGAAAGCAACAAGAGACGATGCTTTATTCCTTTCTACGGCGATTCAACTTAACAGTGCCCAGCTGAAACCTATTTACGATTGGTTCCAGCTTAAATTAAGGTTTACAAACGTTTCAGGCTGGAGCGATGATTATAGCGCAGGATTGTGTACTAGTGAGAAAAAACTAGAGATCTTGAATTTCCTAAAAGCTGCTGACATTGATATTGATGATATTTTAGTTAAAAAAGAAAAGTTTGACCCATCAAGTCTTCCTGAGAGCATGCCCGAGCATGTAAGGGAGTTAATTTCAAAAAATATGAAAGACAAAGATGTATTTGATATTAAAACTCAACACAAAAATGTTAATGGTGAATTAATTCCATTTGAATTTGAGGATGAATCAGATGGAACAAGGAAGTTATTCTCTTTCTCCGGCCCATGGTTGCATTCATTGAAAAAAGGAAATGTTCTACTTATTGATGAGTTACATGATAACTTACACCCTAAATTAGTTCATTTTTTGGTGAAGTTATTTCATAGCAGAACTACAAACCCTAATAATGCACAACTTATTTTCACAACTCATGAGACATCCATTCTAACTCAAGATATTTTTAGGCGTGATCAAATTTGGTTTTGCGATAAGCTCGAAGATAAAGCAACCATCATTTATCCATTATCTAGCTTTAGTCCTAAAAAAGGAAGAGAAAACCTAGAAATCTCTTATCTTTCAGGTCGTTATGGCGCATTACCATTCATTGGGGATTTGGAGGTTTTATAAGTGGGCTCTGATAACTTATTTCATAAAAGAAAAGCAAAAAAAATCGGTGACCTTGCGCGAGTGAAGGCAAGAATAGCCCCATATGAGAGGATTTTGATAGTTTGTGAAGGAGAGAAAACTGAGCCTAATTACTTTAAAGAGATAAGGAAACATTATGAATTAAGTATGACCAACATTGAAATTAGCGGTGAATCAGGTTCTAGCCCTAAAACTGTAGTTAATTTTGCGAAGGATTTATTTAAAAAATCGCAAAATGAATCTTCCGCATTTGATAAGGTTTTTTGTGTCATTGATAGAGATGCACATACTGATTTCGATGAGGCTATAAATAGTGTTTACAATATCAAACCAAAGGGAGTGTTTTCAGCCATTGCCTCTTTCCCTTGCTTTGAATACTGGCTTTTGCTTCATTTTTGCTATACAACAAAAGCATATGAAAACCTTCCCGATAATAGTTCAGGAAAACAATTACTGTCTGAATTAAAGGCATACATGCCTGATTACGAGAAAGGGAAAAATAACGTATTTACTTCACTGCTTGGACAACTTGAATTTGCAAAAGCTAACAGCAAGAGAGCTATGGATGCCAGTGAAAGCACTGGAATAAAGAACCCGTCAACACAGATCCATGAGCTCGTAACATATTTACAAGCCATAAAATGCAAACAGGCAAAATTAAAATAATAGTCACGCCTTATGAGTTCAGTGACTATTATTCAAAACAATACTTACACCGCCATGTCAAAAAAAATATGCTCTAAACAGTATCACTTCTTTTCCGATCCAATCGTTTAACTCCTTTATTCTTTCTTGCAATGGCGTCAGTTCATTCCTAACAAAGACCTGCGCCGCCTTTTCAATATCCCCGAACCCGCCCGCATTGTCAGGTATAATCCCCATCATCTGTGGGGGCACGCGGTGCGCGCTTAACAAGTCATCGCGGCTGGCCTTTTTGATATTGAAAAAATCGTCTTTCGTGGCCACTTCGCTAAGCGGCAAAATCTTGATGCCGTCCGCTTTGCCGTTGGGTGCGTACATAAACAGGTTACGAAAATTACCCAGACCTTTAGTGTCGCGCATCGCCTGGCGCATTTTGTCCACGTCACTGCTGCTTTGCGCGGCGTCGGTCATGTAGAGAATGTATCCGGCGTGCGCGCCGTTCTGGTAGTACTTGCGGCGAAACAGCGTCGCCGCCTCGTTCAGCCAGGCGCTGTTTAACGCGCTGAGGTACTCTGGCAGGCCGTACAGCTCCTGATTAATGTCCGGCTCGATAAGGTGAAACACGCTGTCTTTTTCAAACTCGTGCGCCTCTTTCCAGTATTGCGTAAACCAGTAAACGCCCTCCTCCGTTCCCCTGCGGGTATATTTTGCCGGTGATGTCTCCAGCCGCAGTGGCTCGCCCAGCGCATTACGACGTAGCTCCAGAAATGCATTCCCGAACACCAGGTAATCCAGCGCAAACTTGCTGAATTCCTGCTGACTGAGCAGCGGGTGCGGGATGAACGTCGAGGCTAAAATATTGCGCTTCACGTAAATCGGCGAGCTGTGATGCACGGCGGCGCGCAGGCTGCGGGCTAGTCCGTCAAAGCTCACCGGCGGCTCATACCAGCGGCTGTTTCCGATGCACTCCACGTAATCCAGAATATCCCGCTTATCCATCACCGGCGACGGGTCGCCAAAGGTAAACGCCTGCGCCTGCTGTTCAGGCTGACTGGCTGTTTTTTGTGTCGTTAATGCCTTGCGGCCCCTGCGCTTGCTCATCAGTAAAACTCCAAAATATTCGGGCTGTCGTTGCCGCTTGCGGCGGTAAGCGGTTCGTTTAACAGGGCATGCATGATTGCCCAGGCGACGTCCGCGTGGCTGGCTTCTTCGCTACGGCTGGCTTCGTAGGTCGAGCGGTTGCCGCTGGCGGTCATGGTTTTGCGGATCGCCATAAAGCTTTGGGTAATGTCCGTGCTGCCGGTGTCGTATTCGAGGCGTCCGCTGGTAATGGTGTCTTTGGCTTTGAGTACCATGGCGGTTTTGATTTCGGGGGAGTATTTGATTTCACGCACGGCGGGAAAGAATTGGCGCACCAACTGAAACACGCCCTGGCCGAGGCCGGTTGAGTCGATGCCGATGTAGTCCACGCTGTATTTTTTAGTGAGGTCTTCAATGGATTTCGCCTGCGCGGCAAAGTCCATGCCGCGCCACTGGTGACGCTCCAATACGCGGAACTTGCCGCCGTTGACCATCGGCGGCGCGATCACCGCACAGCCCGCGCTGTCGCCGGTGTGTGACGGGTCGTAGCCAATCCAGACCGGACGGTAATCGAAGGGCCGCAATGAGTAAGGATTGAAGTCGAGCCACTCCTCCAGGCTGTCCACCATGCAGGTCTGCAGCTCGGCGAACGGGAACACCGAGGCGGCATCATCCACGAATTCGCACATCAGCAGGTTGTCGTATTCTGCCGGACTGTATTCCATCGACAGCTGGCTAAGGTCGAACAGGTTACAGCCGCCTGCTAGTGCATCCTCAACTGTGACGATCTGCCGCCACTGCCCGTCATCACACAGCACGCCTTTTGCAAGGTGGCTGTGGGTTAAATCCAGTTCGATACGGGTCGATTTATCGCGGCGGCCCTTGTTGAACAGCTCCCCCGACCAGAACGGATAGGCGCTGTGCGCCAGGCTGGAGGGCGTCGAGAAATAGGTGGTGCGCCATTTCTTGTGCAGCGACATGCCCGAGGCCACTTTGCGCAGCTCCTGAAACTTCGGTATCCAGAAATATTCATCCAGATACAGGTTGCCGGTGTAGCTTTGCGCCGTGCGCACGTTGGTGCCGAGAAAAATCAGGCGCGCCCCGTTGGGTAACACAATCGGGTCGCCTTTCAGGTCAACGTCTACCTGGCGCGCAAAGTCTATGATGTAGTTTTTAAAGACGTGCGCCTGCGCCTTACTGGCCGAGAGGAAAATCTGATTTCTGCCCGTGGTCAGCGCATCAATCAGCGCCTCCCGGGCAAAGTAAAAGGTTGCGCCAATCTGGCGCGATTTGAGGATGTTGCGGATACGGTGCTCAAGTCCCGCCTTGTGCCAGCCCATTTGGTAGCCGAACGATTCCCCCAGGAAAATCTCGCTTAACTTCTCCACGGCTTCTTCGCTGAACTGATTCTTTTCAACCGGCGCGCGCTCGCCCTTATTGCGGTTGCGCACGTTGGGATTGAGATCCGCCTCGTTACCAGACTGGCTATAGCGGTTCACCCGCGCCAGGCGTTCTATCTGTCGGCCCAGCAGGTCTATTTCTTTGAAGTCCCTCCCGTCTTTTGCGTCTTTCACGATGAGTTGAATCAACCGCGCTTCCATGCTGGTTTCCACGCGGCTAATGGGCGCAATGGCGTCCCATGCATCTCGCTTCTTCCAGCTCTGCACGGTCGGGGCTTTTTGGTTCAGCGTTTCCGCAATCTGGCGCACGGAAAAACCCTGCCAGTAGAGCAGGGCCGCTTGCCGCCTTGGATCGCTAATGATGAGGCTCGGGGTTGTATTCATGGCAACAGGCTACCGAGGCGCGCACGCCCGCGCCCGTGGTGCGTGTTGTGTGAAAAGGCGCACAACCGGCCTTCGTTGTGGCGAGGGGGCAAGGTCTGGAAACTGGCCCTTGTCCTGAAACACTCAACGAATGGAAATCCTGTCCATGCCAAAAGTATCGAAGTTTATCCGCATCGGCGTTGCCGGTGATACCTGCGACGGCCGCGAAATCAGCGCCGCCGATATTGACCAGATGGCAGAAGGTTTTGACCCCCGCGTCTACGGCTGCCGCGTCAACCTTGAGCACTATAAGGGCCTGCTGCCCGACAGCCAGTTTAAGCGCTACGGCGACGTGACCGCACTCAAAGCAGACACCATTGACGACGATTCGGCGCTAAAGGGCAAGCGCGCACTCTATGCGCAAATCAGCCCGACCGACGATCTGGTGGCGATGGTCGGCCAGAGGCAAAAGATTTACACCTCAATGGAAATTCAGCCCAACTTTGCCAAGACCGGCAAAGCCCACCTGGTCGGCCTTGCAGTGACCGATGACCCCGCCAGCCTCGGCACCGAAATGCTGGCATTCAGCGCCAAGGCGTCCGTTAACCCGCTGGCGAGTCGCAAGGCTGCCCCTGAAAACCTGTTCTCTGCCGCGACCGAAGTCGAGATGACGTTTGATGACGTGCAGGAGCCAGGCGTCACGCTGCTTTCCCGCATCAAGGGGATGTTTGCGGCGAAACAAACCACGGACGAAGCGCGCTTTGCCGATGTGCATGCGGCGGTTGAAGTGGTCGCCACCTTTGCCCAGGAACAGGTTGGGCAGGTCGAAACCAAACTGACCGCGACCGAGCAGGCGCTGACCGAGCGGCTTACCCAGATTGAACAGGCCGCCGCCGCTGACCGCACGGAGCTGGTCGAGCTGAGTAACAAGCTTGCCCACACGGACAGCGGCACCCAGGCACGACGCCCTTTCTCCAACGGCGGCAACGGCAAAAATGAAGTGCTGACCGACTGCTGATAGCGGCTCGCCGAATACCAGGCACACCCTGAAAAACTTTGAACTGATTAGGAAATACACATGCGTCCAGCAACCCGATTTAAATTTAATGCTTTCCTCTCCCGCCTGGCCGAACTGAACGGCGTAGACACCGGCGACCTGAACAAGAAATTCAGCGTCGAGCCTTCCGTGACCCAAACGCTGATGAACCGCGTGCAGGAGTCCTCCGAGTTTCTGACTCGCATCAATATCGTGCCGGTTGCCGAAATGAAGGGTGAAAAAATCGGCGTGGGCGTCAGCGGCTCCATTGCCAGCACCACGGACACCTCGGGCGGTGACGAGCGCGAAACGGCAGACTTTGCCTCGCTCGACAGCGAAGGCTACGAGTGCCAGCAGGTTAACTACGATTTCCACATTCGCTATAACACCATTGACCTGTGGGCGCGTTACGAAGATTTTCAGACCCGACTACGTGACGCGATCATCCAGCGCCAGGCACTCGACCGCATTATGGTCGGCTTCAACGGCACCAGCCGTGCCAAAACTTCCAACCGCGTCGCCAATCCTTTGCTGCAGGACGTGGCCGTGGGCTGGCTGCAGAAGTACCGCACCAATGCGCCAAAGCGCGTGATGAGCAAAACCCGCGCCAAAGATGGCACGGTACTCTCTGAAACGGTTCGTGTCGGCGAGAACGGCGATTATGAAAACCTCGACGCGCTGGTGCTGGATGCCACCAATACCCTGATTGAGCCGTGGTATCAGGAAGACCCCGAGCTGGTCGTGATTTGCGGCCGTCAACTGCTGGCCGACAAGTATTTCCCGCTCATCAACCAAAAGCAGGCCAACACCGAGGCGCTGGCCGGAGACATGATTGTCAGCCAGAAACGTATCGGCAACCTGCCTGCCGTGCGCGTGCCGTACTTCCCCGCGAATGCATTGTTGATCACCCGCCTGGATAACTTGTCCATCTACTGGCAGGAGGGCACTAACCGCCGCATGGTCGATGAAGTGGCGAAGCGCGACCGCATCGAAAACTACGAATCCATCAACGAGGATTACGTGGTGGAGGACTACGGCTGCGGCGCGCTGGTCGAAAATATTCAGCTCGGCGAATTTAAGGCCGCCAAAGAACCGGCCGGAGAGTAAGCCATGTTAAGCCCTGCCCGCCGTCACTTAATGCGCCAGTCAGCGGTTGAAGCAGCGCAGCAGGTATCTGGCCCGCTGCGCCACGCCAACGGCTACGAGCTGATGATGCTGAAACTCAACGAGGACAAACGCACCCTGAAAAAAGTGCGGTCGATGGAGAAGAAAGCCGAAATCAAACGGCGCTTGCTGCCCGACTATGCGCCCTGGGTGAACGGTGTCCTGAGCGAGGGGCGCGGCGCGCAAGATGCCATCTTAATGACCGTCATGATTTGGCGTCTTGATGCTGGAGACATTACCGGCGCGCTGGCTATCGCCCGCTATGCGCTGCGCTTTGGTCTGGTGCCGCCGGACAGCTACAAGCGCAACAGCACGGCCTATTTGCTGGCCGAGGACGTCGCCGAAGCGGCTACCCGCGCCTGGACGGCAAAGGACGCGGTAGACCCCGCGCCGCTGCTGGCAACATTGGAGCTGACGAGCGCAGAAGATATGCCCGACCAGGTGCGCGCCAAGCTGCACAAGATTATCGGGTATGTGCTGCGCGATGCGGGCAGGGCTTTGGAGGCGTTAGAGCATTTAAAACGGGCGCTGCAGCTGCACGACCGCTGCGGTGTCGTCAAGGATATTGAGCGGCTGGCACGTGAGTTACGCAACAAGGCCAGCGGCTAAAAAGCATGCTCCCCGAGCAGGACGGCACGACGGCTGCGACCGGTTTTTACCGCGTTAATGCCGTCGTCCACCGTCCCCCATTCAGAGGTCATTATGTCGCTAGTAATACCGGCCCCAAAGCCGTCAGATGCTGACGAGCTGCCGATTAAAAACACCTATTTCTGGCCGGACGTTGACCTGAAAAGCCTGCGCGCCTCCCTGCGCTATGAGGGCACCGTGACGGCCGAGCGTCTGCGCCAGGCGGTGAAAACGGCGATTTCAGAAGTGAACGCCGAGCTGTACGACTACCGCACCGAGCAAATGGATGCGGGCTATCTCACGCTTGCCGAAGTTCCCGCCGACAAGATAGACGGCGAAAGCATCAAGCTGACGCACTACGAGGCTGCCGTGTGCGCGTTGACAGGCGCGACCATCGTTGAGCGTTATCGCGGGTATGACGCCAGCGGCACCCGCAAGGCGGAAGAAATCAACGTGTCTGCTGATGAGTTGTGGCGTGATGCGCGGTTCAGTATCAGCAAAATCGCCGGGCGCTCGGCCTGCATTATCGGGCTACTGTGATGAAAGCCTATGCACAGCAGGGGGATACGGTTGATTTGATGTGCTGGCGCTATTACGGCCGCACCGAATCTGTGCTTGAACAGGTTCTTTTGGCGAATCCAGGGCTGGCAGACGTGGGGGTGATGTTACCCCACGGCTACGCGGTGGAGATGCCGGAAATCACCGACGCCACTGTGCGCGAAACCGTCCAACTCTGGGATTAAACATGGAACGACTACAAACGGCCTTCGCCTATTTTGTCTCGCTGCTGCTCGCCTGGTTTAGCCGCCATTCACCGCAGGATATCGCCTTTATGGTCGGTAGCCTGGTCGCGGTAGGGACACTGATTATCAACCTGGTCAGCGCCATCGTGAACTGGCACTACCGCCGTAAAACGCTTGAACTGCTGCGCACGCGGGGGATGAGTGAAGAGGTAGCCAATGAATTCAATCGTTAAACGCTGTCTGGCGGCGGCGGTCCTGCTGATTGCCGCCACGCTCCCCGATTATCAGCAGTTGCATACCTCCGAAGCCGGTTTGCGCCTGATTGCCGATTTTGAAGGGTGTCAGCTCTCCCCTTACCAATGCCAGGCGGGGACCTGGACAAACGGCATTGGCCACACCGCCGGTGTCAGCGTCCGCAGTCACATCACGGAGCGCCAGGCGGCGAGCAATCTGATTGCCGACGTGATGATGGTCGAACGGGCGATGGCGCGCTGTATGGCCGTCGCCATGCCCCAGCAGGTCTACGACGCCGTGGTGGCGTTCGCGTTTAACGTCGGCATTACCGCTGCCTGTAAATCTACCCTGGCGTTTTTTATCAATAAGGGCCAGTGGTCGAAAGCCTGCAATCAGCTGCCACGCTGGGTTTATGTCAACGGTGTAGTGTCGTCGGGTCTGGAGCGCCGACGCCTGGCCGAGCGCAAACTTTGCCTGAGTGGGGTGTGAGATGCGTATTGCTATTGGGCTGTTGATTATCGCGCTGTTGGCGCTGGCCGGTACGGGCTGGTACAGCCATCTGTTAGCGGGCGATTTGCAAAGCGCTAACCAGATAATCGGCACGCTGTCTGCCGGTATAGAAAGCCGAGACGCGGCCATTTCACGCCTGCAAAGCGAATCTGCTGAACGGGAAAAAAGCGAGCTGGCGTTACGGGTATCGCTCGGTGAGGCCGGGGCGGCAGCGCGAGCCCGTGAGGTAAAAATTCAGAGGTTAATCAGTGAAAATGAAACGTTTAGAAACTGGGTTACTACTGCTTTGCCTGGCGTTGTTGTCCGGCTGCAACAGCGCCCCGCCTTCGCCAGCGCCAACGATTATTTACGTTGGGTGTCCGAGGGTAACAAGCTGTCCTTTTCCGGCCAGTAATCCCAAAGCCAACGGTGATTTAACTGCCGATATACGCCAGCTTGAAACCGCGCTGGCCTCATGTGGTTTACAGATTGAAGCCGTAAAACAGTGCCAGGAGAAATACGATGTTGAAACCCAAACAGCTGCGCGAAGCGTTGACGAAAACCTCTCCCTACCTGCAACGCAATCCCGATAGTTTTAACATGTTTGTGGAGCACGGCCGCATAGTCTCGACGCTGGCCGCTTCGCTGTCGTTTGAGTATCAGTATCAGCTCAATATCGTTATTACCGACTATTCCGGCGATGTGGATTTACTCATTGTGCCGGTGCTCGCCTGGCTGCGCGTGAATCAGCCGGACATCATGGCCACGAAAGAAAAACGTGATACCGGCTACACCTTCAAGGTAGATGTGATAAGCGATAAAACCATTGATATCAGTATTGATTTGCAGCTCACCGAGAGAGTGATTGTTAAAGACATCAACGGCGCGCTACACGTTGACCACGTACCCGAACCGCCGGAGCCTGAAAACGACACACCACCGACAAAACTGTTCGCCGACGGCAAGCTGGTAAGTGAATGGCATGAGTGAATTAACCGCCTTTGAAGAACGCCTGTCTGCGCTGATTGCCAATCTCTCACCCGCTTCCCGTAAGAAGATGGCCGCCGAGATTGCGAAGAAGCTGCGCGCCAGCCAGCAACAAAACATCAAGGCGCAGCGCGCGCCGGACGGCACGCCCTTTGCTGCCAGAAAGAAACATTCAATCAGGGCCAAAAAGGGGCGGGTTAAGCGGGAGATGTTCGCCAAGCTGCGCACCAATAAGTACATGAAGGCGAAAGGCACCAGCAACGACGCCACGGTGGAGTTTGCGGGCAGCGTTCAACGCATGGCGCGGGTGCATCACTACGGCCTGCGTGACAGGCCGTCTAAAAATGCTAAGGATAAGGATGTTCAGTATGATGCGAGGCTGTTGTTAGGTATGTCGTCTGAGCTTCAGGTTGATATTAATGAATTAATACTTTCAAGGATATCAATCAGCTAATTAAGCATCAGCTCTTAGATGACTTAACACTAGTAATCAGTTTTGCAAGTTGCTCAATACCATCATAAGCTGATGGTATGTCATTACCATTAGGCAGAATATTTGAAAATATTATATTTTCAAATTTTGTAAGTGAATCAGGGTCATCTTTCTTAATTTCTGCAGAGTATCTAACATAGTGTTGAATGAAGGTACATAGTGTTTTTCTAAGCTCAATTTGGTCTCTTTGCGCTTTTGACGAGTTGAGCGACTGTAGGGAAATCCTAAAGAAATAAATGAATATGATTGTAATTGAAATTATAGGTATTACTGAAGCATAATGTACTAAAGATAAATTACTAGAGTCTGCTTTGATAAATCTATAGATCTCGAACAATAAAGGGGATATAACCAGCATTGCCAAAAACCCAACCAATATTCTAGACCGGAAAATTTCCAATCGTTTGATATTGCTTAATGTATTAAACCCTTCGTACAATCCAACGAAGTTAAAAGCAATGGTTTGTTTATCTAATGCATCCCTCAATGCATTAACTTCATCTGTTTTTAATTTAAGTTCTGCATCCCATTCTTTTCTTAGATTATCAATATTGGCAATGGTTGCATGTAACGTTTTTATGCTTTGCATGCTTTCGCCATTCATAACCATTTTAAACAATCCAATTGGCATTTCTCGAATGGCATACTCAATCTGTACTTTGGCATCAGCAGAAAACTCATTAGACCTAGCTATGGCGAAGTGTCTAACACTCTGAAATATCGATATGAACTCATCTGGAGTAGATATATATCTCTCCATCAAAAACCTAAAAAGAACAGAGAACACATCATCTAATCCTTCATTAGTAAACGCGTCCTCGCTCAATGCGGTTGATAAATGCCCTGATATGTGTTGAATATTAAATGGGCATGATGCATCCCACTCAGATGGTGCATTTTGTATAGACCTAAGAATTAGTAATATCGCTTTATCTCTTGTACTCGTAAAGCTTTCGTTTTTCTCCGGAGTTTCTGGTTCATTAGATTTTACTAGTACTTCAAGATTTCTAACATACCTATCAACCAAACGTTTAACTCCGATTTCTTCGAAATAAATCATTTTCACCCTCAATTAAGCTTTTCAATGGAATGACAAATATATCAGTTGTCTCATGACCTGCACAGAATCATGGCTTGGATGTTTTTTTAAATAATCTATGTAATGTCTTCATGAATCTACTCGAAGAACTCAACGAAACCCTGCGCCTTGTTCGCAACCTGATCCGCATTGGCACCGTCACTGACGTTGACCTGGTCGCGGGAAAGTGTCGCGTGCTCACCGGCGAAAACACTACTGACTGGCTGCAATGGCTTAGCGCCCGTGCGGGTGCAACCCGTACATGGTTCGCCCCTACAGTGGGTGAGCAGGTGCTGATTTTTTCCCTGGGCGGTGAGCTGAATGCTGCTCTCGTTTTGCCGGGTATTTTCTCCGACAACTTTCCCGCCCCTTCGGCCTCTGCCGAGGCGCTTCACTTCGCTTTTTCCGACGGCGCGGTGATTGAGTACGAGCCCGCAACCGGCGAGCTAAAGGCTATCGGGATCACCTCCGCGAACATCGAGGCGTCCGAGTCCATTACTGCCGCCGCCAAAGTGGTGACGGTGACGGCCTCGCAAAAAATCTTGCTGGATTCCCCCACGGTCGAATGCACCCATGAGCTGGTGACCAAAACGCTTAAGGTCACCGGAGGCGGCGAGATGCACGGCGATATCAACCATTCGGGCGGCACGCTCGCCTCAAACGGTATCGCGGTCGATAACCATTCCCACGGCGGCGTGATGCACGGCGGAGACAAAACAGAGGGCACCTATGGCTAATGCAAAATACCTCGGCATGAATCGCAACAGCGGGCTGGCTATTGAAGACCTTGACCACATTCGCCAGTCGCTGAGTGACATTCTCGGCACGCCTATCGGCTCGCGCGTCATGCGCCGCGAATACGGGTCGATGCTATCTGACCTGATAGATATGCCTATGAACCCCGCGCTGCCGCTGCAAATCATGGCCGCCTGTTACATGGCCGTCCTCAAATGGGAGCCACGCGTCAACCTGACCGGCATCACCTACGGCTCGACAGAAGAGGGGAAAATGGTGGTTGAGATGACCGGTACCCGCGTTGACACGGCGGCGGCTTTTTCCATTTCCTTACCTGTGAGCTGAAGACATGGCAACCATTGACCTAAGCCAGTTACCCGCGCCGAACGTCGTCGAAACACTGGACTATGAAACCTTGCTGGCGGAGCGAAAAGCCACACTTGTTTCTCTTTATCCCACTGACCAGCAAGACGCGATAGCCCGCACGCTGACGCTGGAATCTGAGCCGATGGTGAAACTGTTGCAGGAGAACGCCTATCGCGAAGTGATTTTGCGCCAACGCGTCAATGAGGCAGCACAGGCCGTGATGGTGGCTTATGCCCTCGGCTCAGACCTCGACCAGCTGGCCGCCAACAATGACGTTCAACGCCTGGTCATTACGCCTGCCGATGCAGAGGCGGTGCCGCCGGTCGCGGCCGTGATGGAGGCTGACGCTGATTTGCGCCAACGCATCCCCGCCGCCTTTGAGGGCATGAGCGTGGCGGGGCCGTCCGGCGCTTATGAATATCAC